AAATCTCAGATAAAGAATATGTTGTTGCATTTGATAATATTCAAAAACGTATAAGGGAACTTCAAGGATGAACAAACAATTAGAACTAGATTTATCTTTAATTATTGATCAAAGAGATAAAATAAAAAAAGAAATAAAAAATAATATTGAAAACGGGAATTATACTTTAGATGAACTTGAAAGCATTTATAGACATATTTATGTAAGCACTGAAAAATGTAAACCTTTACAAAAAAGATCGGGCCATGTTTATTTTATATATAAATGTGCTGATCCTAAATTGTGTGAAATATTAAATATAGATACCAATGAACAAAATTCAAAAATATATAAAATTGGTAAAAGTTGCACAACTAACGTTATAAATCGTGTTACAGAACAGATTGATATCACTAGATTTGACAGGTACAAAAGAATTCATAGACCTAAAGATAAAAATAAAAAAATCCTAGCAATATCGGAATTATTAGATTATGAAGTATATAGTAAATTAGAAAGAGATTTACATAAAAAATATTCTAAAAATCGATTAGGAAAAAGTGAAGATTTTTTAGGATTGACAAAAAATGAAGTAGAAGAAATAAAACAGATACTTGGTGGTGCTATATCTGTTAAGGAGTTAAGACATTTATGAACGAAATAACAATAAGAGTAGTAGGAATCCCTGCTCCTCAAGGATCTAAAACCTTAACAAGATGGGGTGCGATGATCGAAGCATCTAAGAAAGTAAAACCTTGGAGAACTGATGTGAAAGAAGCTGCTCTCGAATGTTATAACAGCGGGGCATTGAATTTACCTGTCAAGGCAGATATTGAATTTGTTTTTCCTCGACCTAAATCACATTATGGAACAGGAAAAAATGCAGATGTATTGAAACCTTCAGCACCTAAATTCTGTATTAGTAGGGGTAATGGAGATATTGATAAGCTTTCCAGGTCTACTTTGGATGGATTATCTGTCAGTGCAGGAGGAAGTGTATTGGAAGATGATTCTCTTGTAGTTGAACTTAATACAAAGAAGAGATATGTAAATAAAGATGAATTGCCTGGTGCATATATTGCAATATCCTCTATTTGTGATTAGTATACTATTAGTATACTAATACTAATTAAACATGACCACCACAACTCTGCCTAACTTAGCTGGGGTAATCAAAACTACTGACATCTATAAAAAGATGAAGTTTGATTATGTCGCTTGGGCTAAAACTGCACAGATACTGAGAGAACACGCTCCAGGTTGGCAGTTCTGTCTTGATAAATCCACTTCTGAAGAAGGTATATCATCTTATATTTTTCAAGCTCCCGATGGATCTGGTTTTCTTATGGGATACTTTGAAAACATTGATACAAGTGTCAAAACCACTCTTTTCCCTTTTGCAATTACAGATAACGCAAATAGACCTTTATCAAAGATTTCTTCTGTTAACTTTCAAAATTCACATCGTAGATGTCTTTGTGCCTGTGCTTGCTTTACTTTCGGATTAGCTTATGAACTTTGGGCACAGATTGAAATTGATGAGGCAAAACAGGTTACACCCGAACCTAAGAAAGGTATTACAAGAACTCCTACAAAACCTAAACAGGAACCTGAACCTGTTGAATCCATTGAAGATAAAGATTATGGTAAGCCTATAGCACAACCTGCTTTAGAAGCTGTCGTACAGAAAATTATGAACTTATCTGAAAAGTATCCCAAGAAAAAAGATGAAGTTCTGAACAAGTACAAATCTCAGTTTGGGATTACATCTGAAAAGATTGGCCCTGCTGACATAAGAACTGCGGAACAAGGTCAGTTCCTTACACTTCTAATAAATGAAATTGATTCAACTCTATGACTCAGGAAGAAGCGGAATTTGCAGGAAGACAAGTTCTAGATCAACTTCACGAACGCAAGCTAGATCGCCATAAAGATTACAACAGAAACATCTTTTCAATTCGTACAGATGATCTTCTTGCAAAACAAATAAGAACATATTGTAAAGACAATAATGTTCCTCCCAATCAATTTATTAAAACTGTTCTTCAAAATTATTTCAATGACTAATTCTCAATTCAACCCAGCTCTACCTCTTCCTATCAAATGGTCTATAGGAACAGATAGATTCGATCCAGAAAAAGAAGTGTTGGGTTTAACAATTCCAGTTGAATCTGTTACACATTTGATAGATCATTTAAAAAACCTTGTCAATACAAAAGCATCGGAGAAAAAAGTTTATGATTTCAAACAAAGAAAAGAAATTAAAACTCAATGTATACAAATCTACAGTAAAGCGATGGAAGGACCATACGGAGTATATGGCAATATTAATCCACAAAAGGTCGAAGATGCCCCTGATCTAAATCAAATGGCATTTTGATAGAAACTTTAAAAGTTCTTGATACTTTTGCAGGTATCGGTGGTTTCTCTTATGCTGCACATGAACTTGTCGGAGGATTTGAAACCACTCAATTTGTAGAGATTGATCCCTTCTGTCAAAAAGTTTTAAAAAAACATTTTCCTAAAGTTCCCTGCCATGACGATATCAAAACCTTCACAGCTTACCCTGGACAATATGATGTCATCACAGGAGGTTTCCCCTGCCAAGATATCAGTGTCGCAGGAAGAAGAGAAGGAATTACAGACCAATCCCGATCAGGTTTATTTTACGAACTCATCAGAGTCATACGCCTGGTACGACCAAAGTTCATCGTCTTGGAAAACGTGGCAGCGATCCTTAATAACGGATTGGACATCGTTCTCGGAGAGCTTTCCGAAGCAGGGTACGATGCAGAATGGTCAATTATATCTGCAAGTTCACTGGGAGCAGCCCACAGACGTTCAAGGTGGTGGTGCGTTGCCTACACCAACGACTATGGATCATCTTCCTCCTCGATCAATGAGGTCAATGATCAAACAGACTCAGGTTCACAGGAAAGGCAGAACCAAGTTAGCGAATCTTCGGGAAGCAGTGAATCCTCAGACAGTAGAATTGTTCGATCATCTGAGGGGAATGTTACCGACTCCAACAGCGAGGGATTACAAAGGAAGATCCTCAGTAAAATGGAATCAGGAATATGGTCAGCGAAACATACCAGACGTCTTGACCCAAACTGGCGATCATATGTCAGTAAGCCCATACTTCCTAGAGGAAGTTATGGGTTATCCAATCGGGTGGACAGAACTAAAGCACTAGGCAATAGTATTGTTCCGGCTGTAGCTGCAATCCCACTTCAACGTGTTCATGATCTTTATTTCAAATGAAACCAGTTAGAAAATCAATTCTTAAATTACAAAAACTTAAAGAAATAAGACGTAAAAATTTAGAAAAGAATTTTTTAGAAATTCAAATGAAAGGACAGGATCATTATGTTTTTATTAAAGAGAATGGCAAAGCACAAGTAGTATATGATGAAGGTCGTTGGGTTACTGAACACATAAGAACTGCAATACTCAAATATAATTACGAAATTGACAAGATAGATAAATTATTTATCAGAGATTTTACTGATGAAGAAATTAAGGAATACGAAAAAACTTCTTAATTGGATTTGTTGATTTTCTTTTTTGTTTTCTCATCTCAACTACAACACGATTAGCTTCTAATTCTATAAGTCTATTTAGCAAAGAGGCCATAAAGATATCTTGATCAAACTTTTTCCTGACCATATGTGTGCAATATCTTTTTACGTTATCCAGATCATTACTTTTCATAATCTCTCTACATTGCATTTCAATTTCTAGTTCCAACTCTGGAGGTGCTGGTTCTATGTCAATGTTGAGAAATTTAGTTATTTTCATTTACTGAAGTCCAGTAGTAGAACCTGGGAACATCCTTGATTCAATAAAAGCTACAGCCTGATCGTCTATTGTATTATCTGTTTGTTTAGCTATTGCCTTTAACAAATCTACTATCAACCTTTTCATTGCTTTTGACTTAATAAAGATCAAAAGTATGGGTTTTAAAATTTTTAACATGATGTTAAATATGTCTTACTTTCCAAACATAGCTAAGATGCTAGTATTAGACAAGAATCTTAACTTCTATGGAAGAACAGGAAGAAAAAGAAGGCAATCGTGTCGAAACGATTGTTAAAATTGCTGTTTTAGTTTGGTCTGCAAGTATGCTGACTCTTTCTTATTACGAACCACCTAGTGGAAAGAAGATTGTAGACTTTGATCCAACTTTCATCGCTTCGATCTTTTCGGGAAGTTTAGCTTCTTTCGGTTTACAGGTTGGTAAGAAAAAGAACAATAATCCACCTAAAATAGTAGATAATAGTAAAAACAAAGTAGGAATCAAATGAAAAAACTTTTTGCTTTACTTCTATTCTTTCCATCGGCTGCTTTTGCCGATATAAAACAGGAGTTTGTTACTTCTGCTCAAATTACAGTTGATATGCCTTATGTTGTTACAAATAAATTAGGAACTACATATTCATTAAGTGGCACAAACATAACTCCCTCTGTGACTATAGGAGATACAACTACATCAGGAAAAATAGGTGGCATAAATGTTGGCTCACTAACTGCGGGTGTACCAGCAATGATTCAAACAGATACCTCTGTTACAACAGCAGGTTCAGCTTTTGCAAAAACAGAATCTGTGACTATGGGTGACGCTACACCATCAGCCGTAACTCCTAGTAGTGGTATTGCTGCTTTGCCACATCTAGGTGGACAAACTACTATTGGATCAGGCGGTACGGCTGGATCGCTTGCTTTAACGTCATTGAGTTCTGGCATTCATACCTGTACCGCAGGTGGATCAGGTACAAGTTGCATAGGATCTACTAAAGTTACTATTACGATTGACTAGACTTTGGCTGCTAGTTTTATTAACATTACCTATAAGAACACTTGCTGTTCCTGTAGTTCCGCAGTTTCGTACAGGAAGTTCTACAACATCAAGTACATCTGAATCAATAATTAATGAAACGATCACGAGCCATCAATATCGTACAGGCTACTCCTACTCAGCATCAGGGCATAATATTGAATCTGAAACGGGATATATCAACCCTACTCCTACGACTACGAATGAACAAACAGTTGGAGGAGTAAATTTTAGTTGGACTTCACCAAACTTAGAAGCTATACCTCGTTGGGGAATTGTAAACGATGGAGCAGCTTTCTCTCTACAAGAAACATTAATTACTCCAGGATTAGACACAATCACTACAATAGGCAGAACTATAACAACAAGAACAACAACAGAAACTACAACTACATTTGGGCAATAGCTTTACTTCTCTGTCCTACAAAAGTATTTGCTAACACAACAGTTGCAAGTCCTAGCAGCAATGCACAAGGTGTTGTCAATAATAACGCAACTATGATAACTCCATCAGCTATGCCATCTTACAGAATGAGTCAGGGTATAGTCTGTGCCTCACCTAGCCTTACAATTACACCTTATGTAACAGATAGCTGGTCTTTCGCACGACCTAAAGAATATATTACGAGAACACCGATATATGACGAAGATACTGGAGAGATTAAATACTATTCAGAGATACCTAGATTTGAAAAAGATAATTTCAATCTAAATTATGGTATATCTGCACAAATAAACATCCCACTTGGAAAATCACCAAAGCTTTGCCATGAAGCAACAATGGTAAATATAGAAGCTCAAAAATTATTAATAAAGAAAACTAAAATGGAAATCAGTTTATATCGCTTAGAAATGTGTGCAAAACAGGCAAAATTAGGTGTTACCTTCAAGCCTAATACTCCTAGTGCTGTTACCTGTGAAGATATTGTTGTTAATATTCCACCAAATCAAGTTATTCCACATACTCATAAATTGAAGTAGCAAAGGCTCTTTGTATCGGCAGAGCCTAAAAAGGTATACATACAACTTCCTTTGCTAAGTAAGCAAAAGCTCGCCCTTAACTAGGGAGTGTTAGCTGTGGTTAAGAGTTCTTTTGCTTAATATCTATTATACATCAAATAAGCAGTAGACAAGCACGGGTTTTGACTTGCCTACCTAGACGCCCTATCCATCGCCATGTCGAATAGGGTTTTATTATTTTACTTCTCTTTTTTCTTTTTTGTAAACTTATTTATGACTTGTTTTACTAATGGTTTTATAACATTAAGTAGTAATGGAGTAGAGGCAGCGACAGTAGCAATAACAACTGTATTAACAACAGCACTAGCAGTTGGGATGTATTGATCGATAAACGGAACGTCTTCATAGATAACAATACATTCAATACCATCTTCTCCCCTCTTATAACCCTTAACTCTTTCTGTACGCAACTCTGATGTAAACTCTCCTACCCTTCTGTCATTTTTACCAGGACAATTTGGTATTACAACCTCCTCTTCTTTTTTTTCTGGTAATGTTGCATCTGGTGTTTGTGCGTCTGGTAAAGGTGGTGTTTCGTTATTAACAGGTGCTTGTTCTGTAATGACAAGATTCTCAGGTGTATAGTCAAGAGGAATATAGCTAGGAAATGGAAAATCGCACGTTGTAAATACACCATTAGGATCTTCCAGTAATAAATTACGATTACCAGTATTTTTTATATCACGATGTTGATATGTACAACCAGGTACATCAATATCTGGTGGTTTTGCAATATTTATATAATGTTGGCTGTATGGTTCTGGTATATCAGGTACATATATTTCTGGTATATATATCTCAGGTATTTCCATTAAATAGGCATAGATTTACCTGTAATAGATGGTAGTTTTTTATCTATTTGTCCTGGTAATATTTTTTGTACCTCTTGCATAACCTCATTCATAACTTTTGTTTTAAATTGTGGCGAGGAAAAATATCTATATGCAAAGTATCCACCCCCAAGCATTGACGTTGATAACAATAGTGAGAGGATAGAAGCAACCTGAGTTATACGAGTAAGCATTATGTGGAAGGAAGTAGTTAATAAAATGGTAGCACCACTTACTCTGATGGTGCTGTTGCTTCTTGTGGGGTTGATGCCTCTATATCTGATGGCTGGTTTGCTTCGGATGTCTCTTGAATCTCAAGGATCTGCTGTTCAAGAATCTTCATCGCACCGTTAACTTCGTGTAAAGCAATAGTAAGGTTTTGCCTTTCAACAGCTAGTTGCTGTAATCTTTCCTGTAAATTCATAATTTAGTAGAGTTTTTTACCAGCAACAATAGCAGCATCTATGGCTGTAAAATCTTCTGATGTCCAGATAGATGTTGTACCATCAGTTTTTTTGTAGTCCTTGATAATTTCAAGATGCTCTACATTACGCTTGATTTTGTCTTTAAAATCAGCATCAGTTTCATCTGTTTCTTGAGCCGTACCGATAACAGTTACGCTATCACCAGCAGCAGAAAAGATTGCTGCAATTTCATCTGCGGTTTTTTCTTCCATAATAAAAAATTAGGTTACTTTTAGTTTACCCTGCTTCGAGGGCTGTGACTTTTGCGGATAACTCTTGTATTGCTTTTACAAGAACAGGAATTAATTTACCTTGTTTTGCTTCTAATTTATCTGGGTTTGAATCCATAACTAAATCTAAATATTCTGATCCAATTTGTGCCTCTTGTAATTGCTGTGCAATAAAACCAGCACGAACCGTGCCATCTTTACTTGGTACACCTTCTCTGGTTCGCCACTTAAATTTAACTGGTCTAACACTGTTTATAAAGTCTAAACCTACAGGTAAGTCAACAATCTCAGTCTTGTCTCTTTCATCAGATAAGGAACTAATTGAAGTATCAGCACAACGTAAATTATTAATAGACGCATTACCAAGTGTTATCTCATTACTTATACTAGAGGAAGAAGCATCTGAACCAAAACCAATACAACTGTTATTACCTCCAGTTATTATACTATCACCAGCAGATACCCCTACACAGGTATTTTTGTTACCTGTCGTTATAATATGACCAGAAACATATCCAATGCAAGTGTTATCTACACCCGTTGTTATGGCATATCCAGCATTATCGCCTACACCAGTATTAGCTCTTCCTGTTGTGCTTGTTAATAAAGCATTATAACCACACGCAGTATTATTATTTCCAGTGGTGCTTTCTCTTAATGCTTCAGTTCCAAAAGCAGTATTTGAATGACCTGTAGTATTTTCCTCCAAAGCTCTATAACCACCAGCAGCGTTGTTTGATGCAGTAGTATTTTTTGCTAGAGCATTATCTCCAATCGCAGTATTGGTAGCTCCAGTTGTGTTTGCAAATAAAGCACGATAACCAACAGCAGTATTATTATCAGCAGTAGTATTGGCAAATAAACTTTGCTGTCCCAAGGCAGTATTTTGTTCACCCGTTGTGTTATTTTGCAAAGTTCCTAAACCAAAAGCAGCGTTAAATCGGGCTGTTGTGTTACTCATTAATGCTTGCCAACCTGTAGCCGTATTCTCTGATCCTGTTGTATTTGCTGTTAACGAGTTATAACCCACAGCCGTATTAGATTGACCCGTAGTGTTTGCGCTTAAAGCTCCTTTACCACAGGCAGTATTTTCTTGTCCTGTTGTATTCGCATCTAAACTTTCACCTCCTATAGCTGTATTTGAAGCTCCTGTTGTGTTTACCAACAATGAGTTATAACCAACTGCTGTATTAGCATTTCCTGTAGTGTTAGCTCCTAGAGTACTCCTTCCTAAAGCACTGTTAAAACTACCTGTAGTATTTGCATCTAAAGAGTTAGCACCAACAGCAACAAGGTCTGCTCCAGTTGTGTTTAGATAAAGAGCATCTTTACCTATCGCTGTATTATTTGATCCACTCGTGAGACTATATAAACTTCTATATCCTAAAGCACTATTATTATTACTAGTGACTGAAGCTTGCATTGATCTTGTCCCAATAGCAGTATTACCTGACCTGCTCCCAGCTTGTCCTTTTAATGCTTCATATCCAACTGCTGTGCAATATAAACCTCCTGTTTCTGCTCCTAATGCTTCCGCTCCTACTACTGTATTTTTAGATCCAGTTGTATTAGCATCTAAAGCATTTTGACCTACGGCTACATTATCTCCTCCAGTTGTGTTTGCTAGTAAAGCACTTGAACCAACTGCTGTATTGTTACTTGCTGTGGTATTTGCACCCAGAGCATTATCACCGATTGCAGTATTGTCATTACCTGTAGTATTTGCAAATAAAGCTGCATAACCTACTGCATTATTATCTGTACCTGTAGTATTTGCTTGTAAACAGTTTCCACCAACTGCTACATTTTTATCTGCGGTTGTGTTTGCTTGTAATGCAAGGTATCCGATTGCAGTATTCAGAGTTCCAGTTGTGTTTGATAGTAAAGAGTTATAACCAATTGCAGTATTATTACTTGCGGTTGTGTTGTTAAACAATGCTGCATAACCAACTGAAGTATTATTAGCACCAGTTGTGTTAGTACCTAACGAACTAGTTCCTATAGCAGTATTTCTGTCTGCTGTGGTATTGGCATCTAGAGCATTAGCACCTAATGCTACATTTTGTGTTCCAGTTGTGTTTACTAGAAGAGAGTTATAACCAATAGCAACATTATTAGCTCCTGTAGTAGTATCTCTTGCTGATTGATAACCTAATGCAGTGTTATTAGAAGCAGTTGTATTTGCACTTAAAGAATAATATCCAATTCCTGTATTATCATTTCCTGTACTATTAACCAATAATGCAGAATTACCTACGGCTGTTGATCTTAAGCCAGTTGTATTAGCACCTAACGCATCTTTTCCTACGGCAGTTGAACTATTACCAGTAGTATTGGCATCTAAAGCACCCGATCCAATAGCTACGTTACTTGCCCCAGAAGTATTAGCTGTTAAAGCATTTAAACCTATAGCAGTATTATTTCCACCAGTAACAGAAGCATCTAAAGCACTTTCCCCAAGAACAGTGTTACCAGCAACAGAGTTTGCACCTTTACCGACAGTTAAAGAATTTATTGTCGCATCAGCAGTTGAAGTTAAACCACCAGTCAACGTCCTTAAATCAATCCAGCCATCATTTGCTGAATTACGCATTTTTAATAAATTATTTCCTGTATCTGCCCAAAATGTATATGCCTTTCTATATGCAGGTTCAGATGCCCCACTATTCATTGTTAATATCGCATCAAATATCTCATTTATGTCGGCTCTCACATTCGCTCCTGTGGAGTTGTCTACTACATAATTTGCACCTGTACTAACTTGTGACATTGCCTAAACCAATTTTTTATCTAAGTATATCTTAATTCAATACTAACTACCACGCCCAAATCCCGTTGCAGCATATTTGAAATTTCTGTTAACAAAACTGGAGCCATTCTTTATATCAATCGTAAATCCTGTTCCAGAAATGCTAGACAACGCAAAGAAATCTCCTGATTGTGCATTTTCTATCGTAATTCCAATATTAGGCAGATAAGCAGAAGTAGATCCTCCAAGTTCAGAGGTTCCTGTAAAAAAAGGATGCTGGAACGTAACTGCTTTACTTGACGTACCAGATGCTATTGCAG